AAAAGAAGTAAATCAACTAATTGCTGTGATGCATTCTGCTGCAAGCTTTCTGGATAACTTTGTCAAAGATGAAGTTAGTTGCCGTTGTTTGACTGATGAAACATTCGGTCAACCTCTCGCTAATGAAGAAAATGACGTACCATTGTATGACATGTACAATCGAGGTTTAGTGGCATGCGAGAGTGGATTGGAACGGAAACAACTGAATTTAGAGGGAGCACGTCTGGGAACGACGGGCTATATTCCTTCAATGGAGGAAGGGATGGAAATGGGAGCATCACCGAGGTCCAAGACGCTGGTAATGGAGCTGGAGGAGCCGGACGAGAAGGAGATGATGCTGTCGGCCAAAAGACGTGGTTTGATGCGGTAGATGAAAGTATGGAATGCAAGGATGGTGTGTGTCCTGTCCCCTGGTTAAAAAAACCTACTGACACCGATTACGTAAACCATCCTCCTCATTACACAGAAGGCGGGCTTGAATGCATTGAAGCAATTGAAGCCCAGCTTACACCAGAGGAATATCGTGGTTATCTAAAAGGTAATATTGCCAAGTATGTTTGGCGTGAGAAACATAAAGGTGGCACTGAATCACTTAGGAAAGCGTCCTGGTATTTAGAACGCCTTATTGGATTCGATAAGGACTAGAAAGGTTGTAGATCATCATCTTCGTCGTCGTCTTGCAAACAAGCGGCGGCGAGTTCTGCTAATTCAATATCAGTTGGATGATCCCAATCAATTTCAATTTCTTCTTCTGCCATGATGTTTTTAATGGCGTGCCATTCCATCATTCGTTGATGGTACAGATTAAGAAGTGCACACCGTAACTCTTCCCACGTCATTTCCTGGGACTCCACCTCAGCTTTGCGCATTGCAAATTGAAGTTCCAGGGGCAGTGCGAACTCCCGTGGTTCTACTGAATGCTCCATTCCGGTCTTCATGCTTTTGATGAAATTATTCTAATCGTAGCTGTTAAAGATAGAATCCAGGGCGGAATCACAAAAGTCAAGCCACGGATCCTCATCAATGCAAAAATCGTTGGCAAATTCAGAAAGTAAATAAGGATTTAACTTTTCTTCAAGATTGCGTATTGCTCTGACCTGATGCGGAGATGCGCAGTAATTACGGAATGCTTTCAATAAGATTTCCGTTGATGACCAGGGGTTTGCTTCAACTTCTTGTAGGAACAAGTTGATCTCTTCCCTTCTGCGATCCAGAAGTCCACCAATTACTTTGTGGTATTCATCAAAGATCCATTTGCCTATTTCCTCTGTAGCACCAGAGAAATCTTCTGCTTCAATGCAATCAATCACACTGCTGTACAGAAAAGCGTCCCAGCCTACGGAATGGACAAATGATACTAGGGCCTGATGCATGGATCCATCAAGACCAAGGTTGAGTTTTAATAGTTGATTTTCAATAACTGATAATTCATGGAAAAGATATTCCAGTGCTTTTTCTTTTGTACAGCACTGGCCTTTTTTGACGGGAGAACCATCGGGATAGAACTGTGTCCCATACCCGATGGTATAAGGTTCACCACCTGTATGGGGATCAGGGTATGCCTTTTCGTTAAACCCTTCGTATTTACGAATTAGATTAACGGCATGCGAAAGATCCGCCATGGAAGTAACTACTATTACTTCCAATCATACACAATTTATTTACCTTGCCCTCGACGCAACTTACGTCCATGACTTGCCTTGGAATGCTGGCCGTTACCTTGCTTAGTTTTCTTGGGCTTGGAAACAATCAACAGGGCATTGGACTTGGGCTTAGCCATCGTGTCAAATGAGTAGCTCCTAAAGCTTAGCGCAAAAAGTACCAGGGGCAAGACTACTTAATCTCATCACCACTTCACCTTTTACTTTTGAACTGTACCTTTCTTTCTTCTATTATTGCATTGCTCTTTATGCGTAGCCCATCTAACGTTTCCTGGCTCGTAATGCCCTAAGTTGTCAATACGGTCAAGCGACATACCTTCTGGCCTAATTCCAATTTCAGCGATCAACGCTTCTAAAGATTGAAACCGAAATTCAATATTAGTGTAATAACCGCCGTGACCTGTTTTACAGCGACGTTTTGCTCTGTAATAGCTATTGCGTGTCCTTAGTAAACCCGCATCATTTTTTACTCCTGTTCCTTTTCGAACGCTTTTTCTCCCTTTGTATTTACAGGATCGGCAAGTCCATGTCCCACCTTTCCTGTTGTATTGGTCAATTCGAATAGACGAGTTTTTTCCGCAATCCGTACAGGCTACGTCAACATAATTCCACCGTGACTCAGGCATGTGGCAAGTAACTCTGAAGAAAGTATACCACTTATGATGATCCACTTCACTTTATGCGACCAGTAACGTGCTGACATTTTATCAGGATTAGGATCCTGGGCATTATGCCTAGCGTAATACGACTTCTTTCTTGCTTTATCTTTTTCACTCTTTGGATTTTTACCAGCACCTTCTACGCCTTGTTGACCAAAGCGTACAATCTTTTCCTTACCTCCTTCACACGCTTTAACCACATGACTCTTGGTTGCATGTCCAGGGGTACGTTTTGGTTTATTACAAGGCATTGAATCCTTGGCTAATTTTGCAGCTTTAGCTGCTTTCTTCCTTTTATCTGACATAAGTATTAACCGAATAGCGAACCAAATCCACCGCCTCTACTCATATTAAAATAGGAAGGTGCATTTTCATCTTCCTCATCACCAAACATATCAAAGTATTTTAATCTAAGTTGACTGGGTGTTTTACCAAGTTTTGGTACATCTGTATCTGAACCAAGTGCTCGATCAATCGATGACATTGCAGCAAAAGGATCAGAGAAATCAGGTAATTCAAATCCTAATAAACCAGTTAATCCTTTGGAAGAAGTAGCCTGCCCAACGTCAATTGCACTCAAACTTTTATCTTCTTCCGTTGCATCAGGAAGAAATTCTTTATAAAAATCTGCTTCACTGCCGCCAAATCCTGCGTTCTTAAATACTTTATACAATGCACTGCCACCAGCTGGAGCAGCTACTTGTTCATCGGTATCTCTTTGAATGTAACCATAACCAAGTTGTTCTTGCGTTGGCTTAATCTTTTGTTCGTTTAGCTGTCTAATGTCTTCTCGAATCTGTAAAGCAGGATCTGTACGTAAGATCTGAGCCAAGGCATCTTTTACTTCTCCAGCTGGATCTGTCTTTTCATTAACACCAAGTCCTCGCAAGCGATCTTGTAACTCAGCAGGTAAAGCTGCAATATTTAACTTATCTACTAAATCAGCTGCCTTAGCTTCTGCTGATACAAAATCAGCAAATACAGGACTTGGCAAAGAAGCTTTTTGCGCCTCCAACGCGGTCGCAAGGTCACCTTGAATGTATTGTGCAAGATCTTGCCTGGTGTAAGTATCAGGGGCAGGATCATATCCTTTGCCTTTACCAATAACTTCGTAATGAAGGCGAGCAAAATCAGCTTTGTTTTCTAGATCTAAACCATATTCATAAGCTAGTTGACTCCAGGATTTACCATCAATAACAGCAGCATCACTGTTGCGTGCGTTCCAGGCTGCATCAACAGCTATTTTTTGTTCAGCGTAGGTTGCTTGTTTTGCAGTTACATCAGTGCCTGTAATTGTTTCAGGATTAAAGTAAAAATTAGCATCAAAGCCACGTGTAACCTGGTTTGAACCAAGGCTATCAATATATGTATTTGCTTGTTTATTAGCGTAATCTTTTAATGCGCTAGATGCAAGCTGTGTCTGCAGAGCGTTCTGCTCATCTTTTGTAACGTCAATATAACTAACAAATTCAGAGATAGATTTAGAAGTATCAAAACGCGGTTTTAAATAATCATTGATGAAACCATTAACAAATTCTTGTTCTAGTTTGTATTTAATATTTGCATCTTCTGGGTTGGTGATCTCGCTCATATTGCGATATCTTTCTGTTAATGTTTTGTCAAACCAATCTTGCCAGTTGTAAGCAACAGAAGATCCAATACCAAGGCTTCTGTCCAACGTCGCAGATAATCCTTTTTCAACATCAGAACCAGCATTGAACCCAAGAAAACCACCAAATCCTGAATCGCCTAATATTGAATTTTTAATATCTTGTTTTAAAGAATTAACAGATGGCATTCCCATTCCCTGGAAAATATTAGCCATTTGCTCTTTCTTTAATGCCTTGCTGTACTCATTAAGAGTTTGTTTCAATACGTCTGCTGATAAGGCACCAAATGCTTGTTCCCCTTGTTTATCAACAAGGCTTTGGGTGGCAAGCGCTGCAAGTGAATCCGGTCTTGCTTCGCTTGTACCAGTTATTGTTTCCCTTAAGATCTGACGCTCTCTATCGGTAGGTGCTCTACCAACTTCTGTATACACTTCAAGATCTCTTGGTTTACCTAGCCTGCCACTTGGTGCACCAACCAGGGTGTAATTTGCATGTAAGAAAGAATCTAAATCAGCGTACTTTTTTGTAATATCAACGTCAGCAATCTTTTGTCCACCAAAAGAAACAGAAGTGGATGCGTTATTCCAGCTAGCAACTTCATCTGGTACTTGCTTTGAATAAAACTTGGCATCAAAGGTAGATAGATCAGCGCCTTGTTTAGTCGGATCCCACTGGGAAATGCCTGAAGCAGTAGCGTAAAAATTTTCTAGTTCCTGTACTGTTTGCTGATCAATGTAATCATTTGGATTTGTATAATTACCCTGGAGCGATTGATCCAGGGATTCCATCAACTGCTTGTAGTTTGTATCTCCAGCTTGTATTCCATTAAAACGCTGCGCAATCTGACCAGCAACAGCCTTCTCATCTTCTGTTGCGTCAGCTGGTAATACAGGAGTAAGTACACCAGCCTTTACGTTAAACCGGATCATGATGCTTTTCTATATGCGTTAAAATCGACGAGGCTAAACTCATCTGGTTTCATCCAGGTTTTTATTCTATTCAACTTTTCTTCACTAAAGAAATCTTGTTGTTTGTACCAGGTTTCCATGTCGGCTGATGCCTTGTTAGCATTGCATCGGCAACAAGCAGGAACAAGGTTGTTCCGGTTAGAACAACCAGATTTAAAGCGAGGAATAATATGATCAAGGCTTGTAGCAACTCCTTCACAATACCCACACTTATTATCCCAAGCTTGGTATATACTTTGTCGGAAACGTTTTTTGGCAAGTTTAGGTGTTAATTCAACTAGCAGGGCAAGCGGCTCATGCTGGTTGCAAAACATACTTTTCTTGCTGTTAATTTATTTTAGTTTGCCCACATATGTAAGGTAACAAGATAAACAGATAAAGCTTTGCTTAAATTGCTTGACACACTGCTGTGCCAGGTTAATTTGTGCCTGTACTCAAAGCCTCATTACCGCATCAATGGCTAAGCATCCGGGCTGGGTTTCAGGTCAACAAGCCGAAAAACTTTTGGGCATCGACCGCAAAACGCTCCATCGCTATCGTGACAACGGCACGCTAAAGCTTGGTCCTCATTATGCAGCGTTCTCTGAAACCCGTTCCAGGGACAGCTTTCGTTGGAATGTAACAGCAGTCAGGAAACACCTGCAAAAGCAGGGTATGATGCCGCTGGCCGCTTAACTTGCCTATAGTGCTTCTTACGGAGATTGTGAGCAAGAAGCAAGTCAGTAATGTTTAATTCAACATTCTGAAAAGCCATTGCTTCATAAAGGGACAAACAAAGGGAACCAAGGCAGCTCTGTAGGTCACAGGGCTGTTTTTCTTTTAGGGAAAAAAGAAAAGCCCACTGAGGATGGACTGGTTTAATCGATCGTTTTTTGGATGGTAATGATATTGAGTAATCTTGATTCCATGTAAGATTTTTCAGTTGTTCAGGCTTAAGGCCATAGGCAGCAACCATGCCATAGAGCCAAGCAACATCTTTTGTTTTTTTCGTGGATGCTAAACGGAAGTACTCATCTACAATCCGCTGATCCAGGGGCGGTTGATAGGTCATGTCCAAATGAGCTGAGTAACCGAACCATATCCAATGGTGGGACCAACTCGCAAGGGTTAAATAAAAGCTTAATAAGTCCAGAGGGACTTAATATAAGTATACATTATTAATTAAGGTGAATATTCATTTCCGTTCTTGTCAAACATAACGAAGTTTTCAAGCAAGATACGATCGGTTGCAAAGTTAAACAACCTTTGTATCATCGGAAAAATCATTGGCGATTGACAGTTATAAGGAGGAACATCCATTTTTGATAAAGCATTCCTGGTCTGCATGAAATCTTTAATGCTTTCCTGTTCCTTCTCTGATTTTGAAACTAACTTTTGCTCCCATTCAGCCATGCTTTCAATCCCTACTGGGAAATCGGATGGTTCAGGTGGGAATACATTATCTCTAAATTTCAATGCATAGATATGTTTGCAGTAACGCAACTCATCCAAGAGTGGGGTCCAGGTGTCGTTAACTGCTGTAACCGTAATTTGTTCAATAGAGTTTGCGTCAGTTGTTTGCGTGACTGATGCGTAATCTTCAAAAACAGGTAAACCTTCTGGAGTTGATCCACGGATAGAAATATTGCTTGTGCTTCTTACATACGTTGCACCAAAATCTGCATATACCCCTGGATTATCTCTTGTTGACCTTCGATCGGTAGGAGCATTATCCGTTACTTCATAGTTCAAACCAAAGTTATCAGGCGATGTAACTTCCAAGGATCTATTTTGATTTGATTTAGTCATGCTGGAGTTATCAATAATTCCATCACGTTTGGTTATTTCAAAACGCCCTGGTTTCAATGTAGACAAACTTGTGCGTGGAAACTGCCGCCTATTTGAATCACCTTTTGAACTTAGATATGCATATTCCCTACGTGTGAAATCTTGGCAGGTGCACGAGTAACGCGAACCAGAATTAAGAAATCTCCCTGGAGTAAAACCGATTGGAGAAGGTGTTATAAAAGCCCCGTCAGGGCTTACCTGCACGGATCCAGCCTTCTTGAAGGTAAGGATACCTGTGTCCTGGTTAATGGCCACTACAACGGCTTGTACGTAGCCGTAGCGCGTTTGTGTGGCTGGGTTGATTGTATCTTGATCAATAATTTCACCACTAACCGTAAGAATACGGTCTTCAAAGATTTCTGTATTAGCTGGTTTTAATCCATTAGGTTCTCCTGCAACAGGAATGTAAAAAGGAGAAGGTAATGGATTAGATGCGCTCCAGGTACCCGCTAGCTTTACATACCAGAAGTTTGCATCTTCTGTAACTGATTCAATGAATAAGTTTTGACTACTCACTGGATCAGTAAGTTGATCGGTACGAATAGAGCCAGCGAATCTCCAAATAGCCCACTGCATCCCAAGCTCTTTATTGCTTGTGGGATAACCAACGAAAGCGCCTGAGATTGTAGTCGCAGGGTTACCACTGGATATGGTGTTAGGTATTTCGTAACGAAAACGATATGTATAGTCGTTATTATAAAAAGTTGCCGTAGCAAGTTCATATCCTCTACGCCAGCGAGACCAGGCCGATTCTCTATTTACTGCATAGAGTGAATCAGGTACTGATCCTCTAGAAAATTCTGTCGTAATAGGTTTAACCGGACGAGGATCGAATTTCTTCGCCCGGTCAAAATTACCAAAAGAGCTTCCACTCTTCTTTGGCATCAGAAGAATCCGCCTTGTGC